TCAGCTAGATCTCGAGAGGGATGGGAACTGGTTCGTGGTGATGAATATCCTGATTTTGAAGCTCCAACTATTGATGACGGTAAACACGCTGGTGTTATAGGTGTAGGTGGTCTTTTACTTGCAAGGATTCCAGTTGAGGTTGTTGAAGAACGTGACAAATATTTTCGTGACATGACTCGCAACCAAATGGCGGCTGTTGATAACGAGTTGGCTCGTGAACAGCATCCCGCAATGCCTATCAATAATCCTGATAGGCAGTCTCGTGTAACTTTTGGAGGTCCTCAAAACGAGGACTAGGAGAATAATAAATGGCTAACAGTAATGGAAGTTTTGGCCTACGACCCCTAAGTAAGTTAGGTGGTGCGGCTAATTCTACTGGCCTTACAGGATATACTCCTTACGAAATTGCTTCAGATAACAGTGACAAAATTTACCATGGGCAATTGGTTATACCTCTTGCTTCTGGGTATATTGATCACACAGCTAATGCGGCTGGTGGTACAGTCAGTCATTTGGGGGTTTTTCAGGGATGTGAGTATGTCTCAAGTGTCAGTGGAAAAACAATATTTAGCAATTATTGGCCTGGATCTGGAGCGGATAGTAACCATCCAGTAAAGGCTTTTATAAATGATGATCCTTCTCAACTCTATGTAATTGCAACGGATGCTTCGTGGACAAGTAAAGCAAATGCTCGTGCAAGTGTTTTTCTTAATGCAAATCTTTCCACTGGAATTACAGGAACGGACGCTACTGGTGTTTCGTTGGGTCGTCTAGCTATTAGTACACTAGCAACAACCAACTCTTTGGCTCTACGAGTCATGGGGTGGATGGAAGATCCTGAAAATCAGGATTTTACAGCTGCTGGTATTGGCGCAATCGTTAGGTTGGCGAACTCGTTCAATGCACCCAATGGGTCCATTGCTACGGGAACCGTTTCAACCACTGGCGTATAGGAGGATTAGAAAATGGCTATCAGTAGAGCCCAACTAGCGAAAGAGCTAGAACCTGGTCTCAATGCCCTTTTCGGCCTTGAGTATGCTAGGTATGATGATGAATCTGCGGAAATTTATGACACTGAGTCTTCGGAACGCGCTTTCGAAGAAGAGGTGATGCTTTCTGGTTTTGGGTCTGCACCCGTTAAACAGGAAGGAACCGCTGTTTCTTTTGATGATGCACAAGAAGCGTACACGGCACGGTATACGCATGAGACTATCGCTCTTGCCTTTTCTATTACGGAAGAAGCAATTGAAGATAATCTTTATGACCGCCTTGCCTCTCGTTATACGAAAGCTTTGGCTCGTAGCATGGCTAACACCAAACAGGTGAAAGCAGCCGCTACGTTGAATAATGCTTTTGATAGCACGTTTGCTGGTGGTGATGGTAAGGAGCTTTGTGCTACAGACCATCCTTTGGTAAACAATGCTACGCTTCGTAACGAACCAAGCACTGATGCTGACCTGAACGAAACCAGCCTTGAGAATGCTCTCATTGACATTGCAGCTTTTGTCGATGAGCGTGGTCTTAAAGTATCTGTACGTGGTCAAAAGTTGATTATCCCACCGAATCTTCAGTTTGTTGCGGATCGTCTTCTTGAGTCCACTCTTCGCCCAGGTTCTGCGGATAATGATGTTAACGCTGTGCGTAACATGGGTATGCTTCCGCAGGGTTACACCGTTAACCACTATCTTACAGACACTGATGCATTCTTTATTAAAACGGATGCTCCTCGTGGTTTCGTTCACTTTGAGCGGATGCCTATGTCTACTAAGATGGAAGGTGACTTTGACACAGGCAATGTTAGGTTCAAAGCCCGTGAGCGTTACAGCTACGGTTACTCTGATCCTCGTTGCGTATACGGATCTAAAGGTGCGTAAAACAATAGGGGAGGGTTTTCCCTCCCCTATGCTTTCTGGGAATCATAACCCTAGCGACTGTCCCAGCAGACGCTTACGAAGACTCTAGGGTAAATCTCTCGTAAGGAGGATGCCAAATGGCTAATTCAACTTTTAACGGTCCCGTCCGTTCAGAAAACGGTTTTGAAGTAATAAACGTTAATGCTACAACAGGTGCCGTTACAAATACTTTTGATGTTGCGTCAACTGGTATTGTAACAGACAAGTATGTAAAGCATGTTGGCTTTGCTACGGGTGTTACGGTTAATACTACGGCTGGTGATAGCGATAACATTGGTGAATTCACGCAACCTGCCAACACAATTATTACCAACATTAAAATATTTTGTGTTACCTCTCCTGTTATTGGAACGGGAGATATCGGTTATGAGGTTGGAACATCTAGTTCTGGTGCTCAAATTGTTGCTGCGGTAACAGATGAAATCTTAGATGGTGGAACTACAGTTGTAATAGGTAACGTAACCACTACAAGTTTGGTGTTACAAACTCAAAGTGGAACTACCGCGCCAGCCTCTGTTCAGTATACGTCAGCGGAAAGAACTATTTATTGTAATATTACAAACACAGTAGATGCTACTACCGCAGGCTCCTTTACGTTTATTATTGAATACGTCCAGGTTGCATAATTAGATAGGGGGAGAAATCTCCCCTTTCTTTTAAAAGGAGATAATGATGGCTGATGCTGTAACAGCTACCACAGTAGAAGATGGACCTAAAAAAGCTGTCTTTTATCTTACAAACACCAGTGACGGTACGGGAGAATCTGCGGTTACTAAAGTAGATGTTTCGGAACTTTCTTCTTTGCAAGACGGAACGGCTTGTACAGGTGTTCGTATTGAAAAAATTGTTTTTACTAACGTTGGTATGGGTGTCCAAATTCTTTGGAACGCTTCTACCAATGTAATAGCCGCTCAACTTCCAGCAGATTATTCGGATACTTTAGATTACTCAGATTTGAGTGGTCTTCCAAATGTTGCTGCTTCAGGAGGAAACACTGGTGATATTAAACTTACCACTATTGGTCATAGTAACGGAGATACTTATTCAATTGTCTTGCATTGCATTAAACAGTATTAAGTAGGAGTTAATTATGGCAACTTCTGATTCGGTTGATTTTAACCTGGATATGGCAGAAATTACAGAAGAAGCCTTTGAAAGATGTGGATTAGAGTTTAGAACAGGGTATGACGCGGCTACGTCTAGACGATCTTTAAACCTTTTATTTGCAGAATGGGCAAATAGAGGTTTAAACTTATGGACGGTTGAACAAATTACCCAATCTTTAGCCCGTTTATCATCGTCTTCCTCTGTTGCTACTTATCCTATTGGAACAATAACAGCCACTGTAGGGGCTTCAACTAACTTAACGGTTGGAGAAACTATTACAGGAGCTACTAGTAGCGTTACAGCTTCTGTAATTAGTAAACCTACTTCTACTACAATTACTATAACCATTCCTTCAGGCGATTTTACTGCTGGAGAAAATATAACGGGATCTAGTAGTTCAGCTACCACCACGATTAGTTCAAATCCTA